TCCAACCACGTGAAGCTGGCGGTCGCCGAATTGATGCGCTTGATGGAGGCATAGACACCGCCGCCGCCTTTCGTGAAGTCGGTCTGCTCGCGGCTGTCCTCCTCGTAGCTGATCGAAAGGTTCGAGCAGTTGCCGACCTCCCGGAGCGCCTCGGCCTGGCCGTAGCGCCGCGCGTACATCTTGCCCACGCCGGCAAACGGCTTGTAGATCGTCTCAAGTGCCATCTCACTCTCCTCGGGCTACTCGCCCGTTGCCAGTTGCACCATCGCATCCACCTCGAACTGCAACGGGTAGAGCGAGAACTTCGCCAAGTAGCTCGGCGCCGGTCCAGTGACCCGCGTCATCGCCGCGCGCGCCGCGGCCGGTTGCCAGCCGGTCAGCGCGCCGATCATCTTGCTGATGAGCGGGCCGGCCTCGCGATGCGAGTCGCCCACCGCACCGGCGGTCGGCCGCACGTTGCGCACCGCCAGCACCGCGTACCACACCTGCCGCGCCTTGACCGCGGCGCCGGTCGCGCTGCTGGTCACCGCCACATCGCCGCCGTAGGCCACGTAGGCCATCGGCGAGCGCAGCCGGTCGCCGTCCTCCAGGTCGCCAATCTCGGCCACCGGCAGCACGTCGCGCAGCTCGGGCACCCGCTCGGTGAGTCGCTGGATCATCTGCTCGCCGACCGCGAGGTAGTCGCCACTACTCGACCGCATCGAACGACTCGCGCCCGAACAGCTTGCTGCCAACGGCAAACTGCACCGCCTTGCCGGTGGCGGCCGGCTCCGCACCGGCCCCGTCCACGCCGAGCTTGATCTCGCCGCGCGCCACAAGGCGCAGGAACTTGATGGCGTCGTCGTAGCGCTTGGCCTCGCTGCTGTCGGTCGGCACGCTGCCCAGGTGGTAGCGCGCGATGTCAATCGCCACGCGCCGCAGGGTGCCGGGCACGGGCGACAGAGGCAGCGCGTACAACCCGGCCAGGTACCCATCGACCTCCGCCGCCGCGTCGTCCAGGGCCCGCTGCGCGCGCGCCGACACCACGGCGTCGGTGCGCGGCTCGTCGATGTCGGTGAGCTGGATCATCTCCCGCTCGCCGTACCGATCGATGAGGTCCTGCACGGTCGCGTAGGTCATGGCGCCGGGGCTCGCGCTACCGCGCGGCCTTGCCCTTGGCCTTCTTGTCGCTCGCGGCAGCCGCCTCCTCGGCGGACAGATCCTCGATCGCGTTGGCCTGCCGCAGAGCGGCGATGTCCTGCTCGTCGTCCACCTCGATCACGTCGCCTGCCGAGTACGGCTTGTTGTTGTGGTCGATGTTCATCGTCGCGCGGAACTTCATGGGTGCTCTCCAGAGTCAGGCCGGTCCGGCAGTGCCGGCCGGCCCATGCAGGTTGCTCGTATCAGGCGACCGCGTTCTCGAAGTAGTAGCCGAGCGCGTTCGCGGCAATCACTTCCTTGACGCGCTCCAGCGCGCGCACGGTGACACCGCCGTTGACCCCGCGCTTTTCGTCGGCGATCGTGCCAATCTGGATGCCCTGCCGCTCGGCAGTGAAACCGAAGGTCGTGCCCGCCTGCGGCCCGGCTGCGCGGTCGCGGTACAGGAAGGCGGCGTGGTTGCCCCAGACGCGGGACAGCGTCGGCGTCTGCCCGGCCTTGGCGGTGTTGACGAAACCCGCGCCCACGTACACCGCCTGCAGCTCGAGCACCTCGGCCATCATCTGGCGCGTGACGAGCGCGCCACTCTGGTTGCTCCCGAACACCGCGCTCACCACCCTCGGGTGGTTGCGCAGCCGTGTCCACACGCGCTGGCCGAACACGGCCACGTTGGGGCGCATCACCGGCACGTCCAGCGCGTTGAGCATGGCGGTGACCGGGTCCGAGTTGGTGTAGTCCGACCACTGGCCCGTGCCCGACAGCACCACCCGATTGGCGGCCGGGTACGTGGCCTGGGCAAACACGCGGCCGGCGACCCGGATTTCGCGGGCCAGGCGCACCAGCCCGGCGAGGTAGGTCGTTGCGGTGCCCAGCGGATCGACGCCCTGGTTGTCGTCGTCGATGTCCTGCTGCGGCACGAACGAGTCGAGCGCAAAGTCCTCGACCTGGTCCGGCGTCTCCGTGCCGCGGAACTCCACTTCCGTCGGGTAGCTCTTCCGGCCGACCTTGAGGTCGGGCACGGTGTAGCCCTGAGCCAGGTCCCATGCGAGGAACTTGAACGCGGCAGCCGTAGGCGTGCGCGGCAGCACGTCGTCGGCAATCAGAGTCACGTCCGGGTTGCGGTAGAGCTGCGCAATCGCGGTCAGCTCGGCGTTGACGGGAAAGGGGCGAGTAGCCATTGATGCACTCCGTGGTTGTCAGTCGGCAGGCAGCGGTGCCTCAGCCCTGGATGCGGCCCGGCGAGATGAGCACCGGGATGATGTCGCCCGACACGCCGCTCTGCAGCGCCACGCCGATGACGTTGTTGTTGACGCCGGCCGCCGGCGCGGCGGCCACGCCGCGGCCCTGCGCATCGACGGTGATGTAGGCGCCGCGGGTGACGCTGCCGCCGATCTGCAGATCGGCGATGCCGGTCATGGTCACGTCGACGCGCTCGCCCAGCACCGGCGACACACCCTCGACGATGCCGATGAGCGTTGACGTCACCGCGGTTGCGGTAAGCACGTTGTCGTCGGTTGCGCCGAACGTCACAACCCGGTTGGCGTTGATCGCCGCCTCGGCGACAAAGCTGCGCACTGCTACAAGCTGACCCATATTTCGCTCCTCAGCGTGGGGTGGGGTGAGGCAGCGCCTAGGCGGCGCGCTTGACTGCGGCCACGGCCTCGTGCGGCTGCACGTGGCGGCCAAGCGCCGCTTGCTCTGCGATGTAGCGCGCGGCCTTGGCGCGCAGCATCTCAACGTCGGCCAGGTCGTTGCGATCCTCGCCTTTGCCGCCCGTCTGCGTGCCCTTCAGTGCCGCAATCGTCGGCGCGCTGGCCAAGTAGCCCTTGAGACCATCGACCGACAGCGTGCGCGCCCAGGCTTCTTGAGCCGGCAGCAGCCGGCCGCCCTTGAGTGCGTCGGCAATCAGCTCGTCCTGCTCGCGCTTGACCTGGCCGGCGCGCATCTGTGCCACCTCGGCCTGCAGCGCGGCCATCGCGGCGGTGCCGGTGTCGGTCGAAGCCTTGAGCGTGGCGACCTGCGTCTCGAGGTCGGCCGAGCGCGCGGCCGTCTTGCTCAGCGTATCGATTGCGGCGAGGACACTGTCCTCGGTGGAGTCGGCAGCCAGCTTGAGCGCGGCCACCAGTCGGGCGAGAAAAGTCATTGCGGTCCTCTCGTGTGAGGCGTGGGAAAAAGCGGTTGCGTTGAGCCGTGCGGCCAGCGCGGACGAAAGCGGGGGGAGCATGTCGAGACCGGGCACGTTCACGAGCGCCGCATGCAGCACGTCAACGACCGTTCCGCTGGCGTCAGACACCAGCACCGGCGAGATGTACCGGTACTCGCCGGCGGCAAGCATGGCGCGTGCGCGGTCGGTCCAGCGGATGTCGGCTGCAAACAGCCCGAGCCCGTCGCGCCACTCAACGCGAGCCGCCCAGCCCGCAGCCGGGGCCGGCTGACCGTTGTCGGCCGACAGCACTGTCTGGTGCTCGTAGTCGATCACGAACTCATTGCCGCGGCGGTTGATCGCATCGGCCAGCGCGCGGCCTTGCTCGTCGGACAGGCGCCACTTGCGGCCCGGGCCGGGCCGGCCGTCGGCCGCGGCAAACTCGCCCGCAGGCAAAAGCTGCACACGGGCAATGTCGTTGGCCTGCAGTGCGCAGGCCACGGCAACGAGGGAGAGCAGATCGCGTCGCATGACGGATCGCACTTTGCCGGCCTGCGCGCGGCCGCGCTACGTGAACCAATCCGGGCCGGGCGGCCCGCGCCGAGGGTCAGCGCGCCAGCGAGTCGAGCCAGCGATCAATCTCGGCGCGCACGTCGGCCTCATCTTGCGCGCCGAGCGTGCCAGCGTGCCGGCGGTCGGATCGGCCGTGAGCATGCCACGGCGCGGCATCCACGGCCGGCCACCGCGCGCAGTGCCGGTCTCGTGATAGAGCGCGTAGGGCCGCGCAAATCCTACCGTCACACGGCTGCCGGACACCGTGCTCGACAGGCTGGCCATCATCAGCCCAGTGCGCACCAGCAGCGTGCCCTGCCGGCGCTGGCCGTCGGCCTTGGCGTAGCGCGCGCGCGTGCTCGGCGCCAGCGGCAGCCATGCACGTCCCGTGGGGTCGGCCTTGGTTTGCAGCCGCTCCTGCACATTGCCCTCGAGGACCACACCAATCCGCTGCAGCACCTGTTTGGGGTCGCGCACGCCGCCCTGCAGCCGCACCAGCGCAGCGCGCAGCTCGGCGGAGCCGGTCACGGTGATCGAGAACATCAGCGCCTGCGCCGCCGGCCGCGGCCGGGCGGCGGCTCCAGTGCATCGCGCACCGCCGCGTCGCGCACGCCAGGCGGCAGCCCCTGCGCGGCATCGGCGGCTGCGCGTTGCAGTGCGCCGTCGCGCTGCTGGCCCGGGTTGTAGGCAAAGCCCGGATCGATCCCGGCCGGCACGTCCACTACTTCGCCGGTCTGCCGGTTGCGCCACGGCACCAGCGCAACCGGTGGCGCCGCCGTACGCACGGGCATGCCGGCGCCGCGCAGCCGCTCGAGCTGCGCGCGCGTCACCGCGTAGGCCACGCAGCGGCAGCGCCAGCCGTTGGGCGGGTAGTGCGTGCGCCAGAAGGGGTGCCCGGCCGGCAGCGCCACACCGTCCCAGGCGCGGTGCGACTGGCGCACCCGCTCGTCGCGCATGGTGCGGTAGTAGATCAGCGTGTCGTCGGGCGCGGACTCGGCGGCGGACTCAATGCGCCGCCACCGGCCCGCCGCGTAGCTCTGGCGCAGGTTGACGTCGTAGATCAGGCGCAGTCGGCTCAGGTCAAACGTGGTCCGCGCCACCTGCCCCGTTACGGGGTCGATCACCTCGCGCGTCCCCCACCAGCCGGCCTCGGCCAGCCGTGCCCTCGGCGATGGCGCGGTCCAGCTCGTCGCGCACAAACTGCAGCAGGTCCATGCGCAGCAGCTTGGCCACCGTGAAGGCGCGCGCATGCTCCTCCTGCCACACATCCTCCCAGGCAAACGACGGCAGCAGATCGCGGCGCCGGAACGCGGCGATGGCCTCGTCAGGCGCCAGGATCGCAAACACCAGGCCGGGTGGGATAGGCGTGGGCACGTCAGTCCCCGAAGTGTTTGCTGTAGATGCGCTCGACCACCTGCACCTGCCGCTCGCTCAACACGCTTGTGCGTTGCGCCTGCCAGCTTGCGCGATACACGTCGCCCACGAAGCGCGCCTCCCACGGCGTCAGGTCCTGCTTGACGAGCAGGCCGTGC